CGATGATCGCCGACCCGTTCGCCTTGTCCTCTACCAGCAACGTGTCGAACTTCCACGCCGGCTGCAGCGCTCGCAGCGTATCGAGTGTGTCGTTGAAGCCCATCCGGCGGTTGATCTGATCCAGCCGATACATAGCCTCCTGCGTCTGCAGCCACATTCCAATGCCAACCATGTCAGTGCCGGCGGAATCCTTGAATGTGGAGTCAAGGCTGGCGATTCGCCGGACGCCTCGTTCCGGCAGCACTACATCGTCCGGCATGCCAGTCTCACCGGAGAGGATGAAGTAGCCGATAGAACCGGCCTTGAAAATTGTCCCCTGCGCATCCGTCGGGTTCTGCTGGTAGATCGCATCCCAGTCCCGATCCGGGGTGTTTGCCTTCTTCCGGCGGATCCACCGCTCGTCGTAGCGGGTCGGATCCAGCGCCTCGCCCGGCTGCCGGTGGTCATGTTCCCGGGTGACCGTCTTCGGCAGCGGCTTGATGCTGTTCGCGGCCACCGCTTCGATCGGCAGGCTGATCACGTGCCACGGCTCGCACTCTTCTGCCATCCCTTCCTTCTCTAGTTCCTCGTTCTTCTTCAGCAGGTAGCCGATTAGGTCGAGCTTGTGCCAGCGGGTATGGATGATCACCTTGGCATCGTTCGGCTCTTCCCTTGTGCTGAGCACCGAATCCCACCAGTTATGAACTTGCCGGCGGATGGCGGCAGAGTCGGCTTCTTCGCGACCCTTGATCGGATCGTCAACGATCAGCAGATCGGCAGGCATCCCGCTGCCCTTGCCGACGCCGGCAACCCAGACGCCGCCGCCCTCGTTCGTCTTCCACCGCTCTTTCCCTGCAGTGCTCGGGTCCAGGGTGCCGCCTGAGGCCACGAAATAGTCGCGGGACGCTTGGCCAAACTCCATCGCCAAGGTGCCGCTGTAGGAGCCGATGCCAACGGTCCGCGCTGGGTAACGGCGAACGAAATAGGCCGGCAGGAAGCGGCTGTAGATGGTGGACTTGAAATGCCGCGGCGGCAGTTCGACCATTGCACGTGGCAGGCTGCCGTCGGCGATCTGCTGGCCAATGGCGATCAGCCGTTCGGTGTGCTTAGTAAAGATGAACGACGGGCATACTTCGGCGATGAACTCGCGGAAGGTTTTTGTATATGCTTCAGCTTTAGTCGCGATGACGGCTTTCCTTTTGCTCAACTCCAGTCGAGCAATTGCTGCGGCGAGCGGATCAGGCGTCAGCATTGGTTTCCTGCTGCGGCATCATGCCGCCAAGACCACGGGCCTGCAACTGCAATAACAGATCGTGTTTTTGTTCGGCGGTGAGAGATTGCGTGGCTTCGATGACAGCAACAACGCCTTCCATTAGTCGTTGGTTTGCACGCCGAATTGCAGACGCATCAGACCATGTATCCCGCCAGTAAGGGCTGTGAGTTAGCAGCCACTGCGAATCTTTCGAGTCGCCCTTATGGAGCTTCTGGACATGAATCAGCTCGCCTTCTGCTCTTCCTTCACGGATTGCTTGCAAAAACTGCATCTCAAGCGGCGAACCTTGGCCGGAGCGAGCATTACTCAGCCACAGCTGCCATGCCCTGATAGAGACGCCGCAGGCAGCGGCAAGAGTTTTGTCCGGGGCACCAGAAGCTGCCAGGTCGCGAGCCTTTGCAATCAGTTCTTCGGTAAGCTTGCTTTGCCGACCACCGAGTCTTTGGATGGCGACAGACGCTGCCACTCGGCAAGGGTTAGAACCGCAACCGGATGTTAGCAACCCGGTCTAGGTCTAGGGATTAAGCATGGCGCGGATGGCGCGGAGCTCAGCCCGTGCGGCGCGGTCGGTCGGCGGGAGCTGGTCCAGCCGTGCCGCGAGCAGCGCGTCCGCCCGTTGCCGCTCGTCGGCCTGTCCCTGCTGGTAGAGGCTCGGCGCCCGCATGTCGGCCTCCAGCGCGAGGGCGGCCTGGTCTACGAGGGCGAGGAAGCGTTCCCGCGGGCTGCTGGAGGGCCAGGAAGGCGCCTGCGGGGGTGAGGGCGGGGCGATGGGGGCGGGAGAGGGTGTGAGGGGCATGGAGGGGCTTCCAGGGCGGCTGGTTGCGGTCGGGGCCGCGGCCGCCCATGAACGCTAGCGGGTCGGTAGCAGCAAGGCCACCTAACGGCCTTACGGTCGCCTTACAAAGTCTGTAAGGTCCGGATCCGTTGCGGCGCAAGCACTCTGCCCCCCTTCCTTACCAACTAACACTCTTTACAGAAATACAGATACATACAAGGAGAGAGGGGGTCTCTCCTCCCCTCTCTCCCCCTTCCCTACCTCCTCTCTTTCCTATAAGGGGATGTGCTTCGCGAAACCGTTAGGCCGTAAGGAAACCCCAAAACCGTTGTGCTGCAAGGGATCTCAGCCTTACAGGGTCCTAACGGTTTTGGGGTTTCTGGCGGTTTGTAAGGTCAGTCGGCCCTATCGATGGTCGCGATCGGGACCCTTACGCCGCGGCTGGTGGTGCCGGCGCCCTTGAACCATGTTGGGTCCGCCTTGGTCGCTCCAGACAGCCTGGCAAGGACGGTGGGCCAACAATTGGACCAGGCGGTTTCGCGAAGGATGGCGGCGATGGCCTCGCTGTTGTTACTGACGATGACGTGGCCGGCTTCAGCGCGGATGCCATGACGGCCGAGCACGGCGTCGGCGGTGCTGGCGCTGATGTTGGGGTCGTTGCTGTGGTGCAAGGCGATTTCCACAAGCTCGCCGATGGTGCGTGTGTGGACCTTGTCGGATTCGACGCGGACCTGGTGCTGGAGGATGCGCTGAATGCAGCGGCGCTCGTCGGCAACCTCGGTGGCCTGGCTGTAGGGGTTCCAGTCGTTCTGATCGATCAGGGCCTTGGCTTCGTCGGTGGTGGGCACGTTGTCGGACATGAGGGCCCATGCACCAGCGAGGAGGGTGCCGTATTGATCACCGAGGCGCTGTGAATCGAAATGCTCAGCGGCGACGCGACGGAACACGCGGATGGAATCGCGGATGACGGGAATGAGAGTGGCGGTACGGAGGAAGAGGCGCCGGCCGATTTCATCGGTGATGGCGTTGTCGAGATCGCGATCAAGTGCGGACCAATGCGCGAGGCGTTCCGCCTTCGGCATTTCGCTGGGGTTGCGAAGGGTGAGCTGCGCGAAGCGCGACTTGTCGGCGCCCTGCTTGAGTGCGGTAGCGATCGAGCTCATGAGGAACATGGAGCGGATCGTGAAGCGCTGCGAGGTGCCATCAGCGGAACCTTTGCCGATCACGCCGCGGCCGGAGGAGGAAGCGACGCGAGCGAGGGAGAGGATGGATTGGATGCGTTCCTGATCCTTCTTCTCATTCGACTCGGCTTCATCGAAGACCACCGGGAGGGCATCAGCGCGAAGTTCCTGGCGGATGAAGGCCTCGGTGGTGTTGCCCTCGGGCCAGAGGGAGATGGGGCCGAGGAGTGGGCCGACGTAGCGATCGAGGATGGCGGACTTGCCGGAGCCGGAAGCAGCGGTGAGCCATGCGTGAGGGCGCCACTCGATGGCGCCGCAGATGGGTGCAAGGGCGGTCCAGCCGGCAAGAAGGAGGCCTGAAGCGGGGACTTCCCAGTGGAAGCGGGAAGCGATGTCGAGGATGGGGAAAGCTTCCTCGGCGGAGAGTGGGGCGACGCCATTGAACCCTTCGATGGCGGCGAGGCGCTGGTAGAGGTAGTGGCTGGCGAAGCGGCGGTCTGAGATGACGTGATCGGTGCCGTCAACGCGGAGCCGGTCGCCGAGGTGGAGGACGGCGCGGCCTTGATCCCACCAGGCACCACGGCCACGGATACGATCGGAGGAGTAGATGCCGACGGCAGCCTGCTGGGCGAAGAGATCAGATGCTGCAGCGGTCCAGTTGGCGCCGGTCTTGGAGGGATAGATGGTTTCCCAGTAGTCGATGGATGTGAGCGATACCAGGTTGGTGCCGGTGTGGGCCGAGCGGGAGAGTCGAACGACTTGGCCGGTGCGGTGCGGCTGGTAGTAGTAGGAGTCACCATCAAAGCCAAGGCACTCGAAGGGTTTGTACTTGGGCAGATCGGTGATGACCTGGGACTGATCGGCCGCCTGCAGCTCGAACTCCACCGGTTCCGGTTCGGTTTCCGGCAGGGTGATGGGTTCGGAGCGGTGTGCGGCGACGTGTGCCCGTGCCTCGGCGACGGACCAGGTGGCGTCCGCCAGGTCCCAACCTTTGGGGACGTCTGCGGGCGGCCGAACGATGCGGACCTGGCGTGCACCGGCCTGGAGGAGCTTGGGGGCGAGCTTCGCCATGGCCAGGCGGCCGGCGTCGTCGGCATCAGGCCAGAGGGTGATGCTGCGACCGGCGAGGGGGGATAGGTCGATGCGATTGATGGCCTCGGAGCCGTTGGGCCAGGAGAGGCAGAGGACGGA